CTGCATAAAATGCCCAACCCGAGCGACACCCTGCGCGGGCTGGTGGCCAATACATGCGACCGCATGGTGGTGATCCGACTCCCGCCAGGCAACGGCCCGGTGGTGATCGACCGGCGCAGCGGGAACGTGCCGCACGACCTGAACAAGGTGCTGGAAGACCTCGGCTTCAAGCTCGAGGAAGAAACCACAAGCAGCCGCTCGGAATGGTGCGGATTCTGGAGATTCAAGCAATGACCGACCTCATCGCGCAGTACCGCGCCATCGCCGCCGGGGGCGCCAGCCTGCGAGGCCTGAGCATCCTGCAGCACGCCAAGCAGATCGGCGCGCTGGTCAAGCAGCACGAGGCGAAGCGCCTGCTGGACTACGGGTGCGGGGCAGGGGATGCCTACCGCCAGCCGCACCGCATCCACCGCGATTGGGGCCTGCAGTGGTTCGACGTGACCCTATACGACCCCGCATTCAGAGAGCACGACGGGAAGCCGCATGGCAAGTTCGACGGGGTGATCTGCTCCGACGTCCTCGAGCACGTCCCCGAAGCCGACGTCGACGCCTTCATCGCCAACCTGTTCACCCACGCAAAGAAGTTCGTCTGGGCCTCGGTGTGCTGCCGGCCCGCGAAGAAGTGCTTCGCCGACGGCACGAACCTGCATTGCACCGTCCAGCCGTTCGCCTGGTGGCAGGCAAAGTTCGAAGAGCAGTGCGAGGGGCTGCCGTTCGTGCTGGTGGAGACACCTTGATGGGCGCGGGCGATTTTTTGATGGCCTCCGGCGAAGCCCGCCGCATTCACGCCAAGACCGGCCGCCCCGTGGTGGTGGTCGACCGCATGAACCGGGTGCAGTGGCACGAGGTGTTCGAAGGCCTGCCTTACATCCGGCAGAGCCACGCCCCGCACTCGCTGAAGGTCTACAGCGCAAGCGGCCTGCGCCCCTACATCGCCAAGAAGACCCCCGAGCGCTGGACCTGGAAGCCCTACCAGCCCCACCCGGCAGAGATCGCATTCACCGCGGCCGAGCTCGAATTCGCCCGCCCCTTCCACGGCATGGTGATGATCGAGCCCAACATCAAGGCGATCGGGCACAGCAACAAGGGCTGGGTCTGGGGCCGCTGGGAGAAGGTGGTAGCCGCCATGCCTGAGACCCGCTTCGTTCAATGCTCCGGCGCGCATGAACTCACCGCACCGAACGTCACCCACGCACCGACCGCGACCTTCCGCCAGGCGCTGGCCGTTCAGTCTGTCAGCCGGGCCTTCGTTGGCACCGAGGGCGGCCTGCACCACGGCGCCGCCGCGGTCGGAGTTCCTGCGGTGATTCTGTGGTCGGAGTTCATAGACCCGTCGATCACCGGCTACGCCGTCCACCGCAACCTGCGCCACGCCGGCAAGCCCTGCGGCAGCCGCAAGGACTGCAATACCTGCCGCGCGTCGATGGACGCAATCACCGTCGACGAGGTCGTCGGCAACCTGAAGGAGATCCTGGGATGAAGAAGTTCGGAGACTGGTATTTGCCGAGCCACGAGAAGCATCTCCCGGAGTGGCTTCGTCATCCAAAGAACAAGACCACCGTCCTGCACGGGCGCGTGGCCTACCAGGGCAAGAAGCAACTCGCCGCCCTGAAGTTCTGCAAGCAGCGCCGCACCGCGATCGACGTCGGCGGCCACTGCGCGCTCTGGTCCTACAACCTGGCGCACGAGTTCGGCAAGGTGATTGCCTTCGAGCCGGTGGCCGATCACCGCGAATGCTTCCGGGCGAACACCGAAGGGCTGACGAACATCACCCTGCGCGCCATGGCTCTTGGCAACGAGTCCGGAACCATCTCCATCAACACCGAGCCGGGCAGCAGCGGGAACAGCACCGTGGCCGGCTTCGGCGACATCCCGATCGCCCCGCTGGACACCGTCTGCGATGCCGACGACGTGGACCTGATCAAGATTGACGTCGAGGGCTTCGAGCAGAACGTGCTCCTGGGCGCCGCGAAGCTGATCGCGCGCTGCAAGCCGGTGGTGGTGGTCGAGCAGAAGCGCGACATGCACGACCGGTTCAAGCTCCCGCACCTGGGCGCCGTGAAGCTGCTCGAGACCATGGGCTACCGGGTGGCGCTTGAGATGAGCGGTGACTACATCATGGTGCCGGCATGAGGGTCTTCATCGGTTACGATCCCCGCGAGGACTCCGCCTACAAGGTGGCAGCCGACAGCCTGGAGCGCACCTCCGGCCTCACTGCCGAGCCGCTGAACGAGACCAGCCTGCGGATCCGCGGCCTGCTCTGGCGCCCGGTCGATCGCCGCGGCAGGATGCACGACATCGTCAGCAACGCCGACCAGAGCACCGAGTTCGCGATCTCGCGCTTCCTGGTGCCCCTGATCTGCATGGACCGATTCGCTCTCTTCACCGACTGCGACGTGGTGTTCCTGCAGGACGTCCGGCACCTCTTGGACCACGCGCTGGCCAACAACCCCGACGCCGCGGTCTGGGTGGTCAAGCACAACCACGCCCCGACAGGTCAGTGGAAGATGGACGGCCAGAGCCAGGTGGCCTACCCGCGCAAGAACTGGTCGAGCGTGATGCTCTTCAACTGCGAGCACCCCGCGAACCGTCGCCTGACCCTGCACGACGTCAACACCCGGCCGGGCCGAGACCTGCACGCCCTTTACTGGATGGCCGACTCCGAGATCGGCGAACTGCCGGCGCGCTGGAATTGGCTCGTTGGGGAGCAACCGAAGCCCGACGATGTCGGCATCGCCCACTTCACCTTGGGCGGCCCCTTCACCCCCGGCTGGAAGGGTGCCGAGCACGACGACATCTGGCACGAGGCTGCAGCGCGTTTGCGCCCAGCCCCACCCACTGCGGACAATTGAGGCCGAGGAACCGGACAATGAACCATCCGACAGACCAGCGCAACGACGGACTGCACCCGCGCCACCCAGGCCGCGGCAAGTGCTCCGTGATCGAACTCGAGGCCGAAGGTGACCACCCGGAGCACGGCGGGTTCCTGATCTTCCTGCCCAGCGGCGCGACCAAGTCAGCACGGTGGAAGTCTGCCGCCTGCATCACGCCGACCCTTGAGGCAGCGAAGGACTACTGCGCCAAGATCATCGAGTCCCTGATCGAGGCCGGCGGCCCGGATCACCCCGACATCCACAACACCAACTGGACCAGCGTCTGCGCCGCGGTGCAGCGGACCATCATCGACTTCAACTCGAAGCTGTACGCGCGGATCAACGCCAAGATGGCCCGCGACCTGATGAATCCCCAGCAAAAGCGGTGGGTGCAGTGAGCGGTTCCACCGACAAGATCACCAAGTTCAACGAGCGGCACGAACTGTTCGCTCTTGAATTCGTGGCTCGAGGCCTGCGCGGTCTTGAGGCCGCCCACAAGGCCGCGGGGTTCTCCGGCAAACGGCAGACCGCCCACCAGCTGCGCCACGACCCGAAGATGAAGGCGCGCATCGCCGAACTCATGGCCGAGAAGTTCAAGGCCTTGCACATGGACGTCGACGAGATCCTAGCCAGGACCGCCAGCATCGCGCGGGCTGACGTGCGCGGACTGTTCGACGAGGACGGGAACATGCGCAAGCCCGGCGACCTGGACGAGGCCGAAGCCGCGGCCATCGCCGGCATCGAGGTGGTCGAGGTCTTCGACGGCGCCGGAGAGTCCAAGGTCAAGACCGGCGAGGTGAAGAAGGTCCGACTGCGCGACCCGATGCCTGCTTTGCGTCTTCTGGCCGAGTACAAGAAACTCGTGAAGCAACCTGACGACGGGGTCAACGCTCTGGCGAGCGCACTGGCCGAACGCATGAAAGCCGCGCGAGAGCGCCAACGGACCAAGAAGGAAACCAAGCGATGAAGTTCAACAGCACCTCCAGCACGATGATCGGCACCCCCCCGGACGAGCAGCGCTTCCGGAACCAATGCACGGGCATAGGGCAAACCAGACAGGCCAGCGAGCAGACCGGCGCCCGCCGATCGCAGCGCGTGATCGACTGCGCGCCCGCTGAACAGCGCAAGTTCGCCGTCGGCTACCCGACCCCCACCCCGGCCGAGTACTGCCTCGCAGCGCCGGGCATGGTGCCGCGCCAGACCACCCTGCGCCGCGGAGGCTGACCATGGGCCTGCTGCCGGCACGCATGCAGATCGCCGACGAGGGCATGACTCTCGGCGCCAAGGTCGAGCGCAAGGCCATGCCAACTGTTGCGGAAAAACAAAAGTACGCACACAGCGCGTTCGAAATGAACGACCACCAGCCCGACGGCACCGTGAAGCCGACGATGCTCGTGTCGTTCTCGCAGGTGCTCGTGTCGTTCTCGCAGATGGTCGAAGCCGCGGAACTGGAGAGCCAAATCTGGCGCGGGATGGTGGCAGCCGCTGCGATGAGCCCACCGAAGCCGCTCTACAACCCGATCGACTTCACCTTCGACCTCGGCGACCCCAACAGTTCCGACGAATACGCGCGCGTCTACTGGAAGGGCGCGGCCCCCCGGTGACCGATGTCGTCGCCGACCCCATCGAGGAAGTACTCG